TTCGCCTGCTTTTAAAGATGCGTCGGATGCCGCGCAATCTGCAGCTTTTCGCATTAGACTTTTATTTGGCTGGAACCTGAACGATGAGAATCCCTTGCTCTTGGGGGAAAACAAACAATTTATTAAAGCGGTCCGCAATGCTAAGATGAGCTTCGTGGGCGATATGCAAGCTCATGATTTAACGTTTTCGGAGGACGGATCACTGGCTTTAGATGTGGAGTATCGCGGAGCGCTTGAGCACACTTTTTCTTCGAGCCTTTCAGATATCTTGTATAGAATTACTTATGATGGCAAGAACACAGTCCAAGATTTAAAAAATAAAATTGTTGCCATTGAAAACAAATATAGCTCTGATGGGGGCTTTGATAAATATTTCTCTCGGAAACAAAAAGACTTAATGGAATTGAAGAAAATTGGAGCCGAATTGGAGAGGACTCGTAAGAACATATTGAAATTTACAAAAATACAAGGAAAGATGCAAGGCGCGACTCCAAACAATAAATATCAAGCACTTAAGAGCTTTGCCAGCACATGGGATTCATATAAAGAAAAGATGTCTCGCGCCGATTCGTCCTCTTTGAAGCAACTTCAAAAGGAAACGGATGAAAAATGGAAAAAAGTACAAAGTTTGCGCTCTGCTACCAAAAATGTTCCCAATAATGTACTTCAAGCACAAATGTATACAAGCGAACACGGCAATCAAATACAACAAGCCATGGATGATATTAAAAAACAAAGGGCAGAAATGACCAAGCAACTAAATGAACTTAAAGCTGCTTTAGCAATTGCCAAACATAATGTTAGAGCAGATGGTATTTTTAATTATATGATGCACTTGATGGGTAGTGAAAAAATGGCTTGGTTGCCACTTTGTGGGAATAGTGCTTTTAACAATTACGCACTATACTTAAAGAGCTTAGAACAAGGAAGAGGCGCCGACGAACTGTTAAGTAATGTCAGAAGCGCTGCAGAACAAGAGGCTCAAGCTGTTACATCTATGGATTTGATGGTGGGAAGGGACATCCAGCATAGGATATCCTCTGCCGCAAACAGAGTTAGAGAGGTGGCTAAAGGTAGTGCTGGAAGTACTGGCACAATAAGCGCAAATAAGATGCGCGCCGCTTTATACGGATCCGAATATAAATCTGGAGAAAAACTATTTTATTTTTTATTAGGTGATCTCTTGACAAATATTTTAGAACATGATAATTTTGGTAAAAAACTTGAAGAGAGTAATCCTAAATTTAGAATATTATTAGGGCCAGTTGATTATTTTCCTATTACTGGCGAAAATATGAAGCGTACAAATTTATATTATTTACCTATTTCATTAGAAGTTTTTATGAATTTTATCACATTAAAAATTGCTGGAGAAGCCAGACAAGCCTACCCCTTAATGAATTTTATTGAAGATTTAATCCAGTTTGTTATGAATAATGTTGTAGCGAATCTTGGAGTAAATGCGTCAGCGCTGCTAAGGCCCAACGGGAATACAAATAATATAAAGTTGGATATGACACCGGTTGAGTTAGACATAAAAGATTTGGACAAGGGCCCTATTATTAAATTAAAAGATTCTGAAACTCTAAAAACTGCCATGCACACCGTCATACAAAGGACATGCAGCGCGATTATTATTCATGGACTTCAGCCAGTTATATGGGGCGCCCCCAGAGTGCGCAAAGCAGACCCAATCGAAGATGCAAAGATTGGTGTGTATCACTTTGTTGTAGGTGGCCCCGATAAGGGTATATTACGTGGTATAAAATTTACAGAAGCTTCTAGTCCTAAATTAGCAGTAGCATTATATCGACAATCACAAAGTGACGGTCAGTCGGGCAAGGGAGGGGTAATTAGGCCGGCTAAATATTCTGTTGACTTGACTGTGACGGGGAATCCTTATTTTTTTATTGGACAGCTTGTGTATATTAATATTAGAGTCCTCGCTGGGGACGAATTATGGAAAAATGGGTTGTTAGTAGGAGGTTATTATACTATTGGTTCCGTCGTAACTACATATTCCGAAGAGGGGTTAGCAACAGTTATCAAGGCAACTGTCGATTGTTCTGATCGTGCATTATTTAGCCACAAAGCAAGGGAGAGCGTGGAAACAGTACGTGATTTAACATCGCAGGAACGTGAAATATTGGACAATGAAGCCCGTAACGCTGGAAAAGACTTATCTGAAGCAGCCAAGGGGAAAGAAGATTATCCCGATGGAGTGAATTCACCCGAGTGGATGAAACAACACCCGCTGGGGCTTTAAATGGAGGGGTTAACAAATGGCTGATTTTACTCTACCGCCGCGCGCACAAAATGGCTTAACGAATCCCTTTTTGTTCGAACAGCGTAAGTTTTACAAAGATAGAGTCTATCCTTATCAAAATGTTATTCCTTTGGATATGCTTTACGAAAAACCTTTTTATGGAAAAGTAGATATATATGGAAATCCCGTATATCCATCTGAAACTTATATGGAACAGTTGGGAGGTCAAGGATTTTTAACTGTATTAAATTTTGTTGCTGATGCTTTTCGTGATTTTAAGGGCTTCATGGACGCACGAATTAATGGCCAAGAGACAGATTTATATTATCTCTTTAAGCGGTTTAGACCAGTGGGAGGATCAACTAGCATTCACGACAGATATCATAAGCATTTTATTGATGCTGTTTTTCAAGTTTTTATTAATGAGTACATGGTTCAACCCAAGTTTAAGAAAAAAGTTAACGATTTTAGTAGCTTCACTAAAGAATTTATTAAATTTTGTGATACTGTTAAATACATTATACCAATCACCAAATTAGCTTTCTCTACTTCCACTTTGTGCCCAAACAGTATAAGTGGACTTTTTATTGAACTGGAAATAGAAAATTATGATAATGATCGAGTAAAATATGAAAAGTTTATTTCTAATCCCGGCTTCTCCAAATACATTGCAGCTGCAGCGACATTTGGTTTTTATGTAGATAAAAATGCACCTTGGCGTATTGCAGCAAATTTAGATTCTCCACAAATGCTTGATTATATGGCGCCATATGGTATACACATTCAAGATAATAGTTTGTTTAAAGAATACTTTTACAAGACTGCGACTTTTGATTACGAAGGCTTAAAGCGCTATCTATACAACGCGTACAGAACTTTTTTAATAGGGCAAGAAAAACAGATTAAATATGAAGTGGCCAATTGCATTGGTGCTCTTTGGGAAGAAATTGCTTCAAACAAATATAGAATTTATAGTATTAAGAGTAAAAGAGAAGTATTGCCAGATTCTTATGAGGAATTTGAGAAAATTTATGATGACTCCTTTTTTATACCGATATACTTTGATGTGCGACTGGCTGAGAGTAATACAATATATTCTGAGCACAGGTACAAAGCTGAATTTAAAAAAATAATGAATTTTTACAAAATATTTGGAGTTGAGGGCGCAACCTCGTACATAACAAATCTAACTCAACAAACCAGAATTTATGAAAAGCCCCCCGTTGATTCGAAAGGATCATATAAAATTAAATATTTTGGTAAAAATACAATTTCAGGGTTGTATTCTTACACCGAGTATGGTAAGATGGATGAGAAGGATAAAACTGCAACTGCAGCAGCTAAAATAGAGATGCCTTACTAACAAAATGATTTTTCAAACATTTGATGACAAAAAAGATTGTATTGCGGTGTACGCAAAGGGACAAATGCATAGAAAAAAACATCCGGATGGAATGTCAAAAACATGGAACTATACTGAATTCTTGAGAGACGATGACATCCAATATGCAAAATACTATTGTGAAGGTAAGTCTTTAGGAGAAGCATGTCCAGAACATTTGCAGAGCGAATGGAATGAGGTAAGTCACAAATTAGAAGCCATTTATCGTTCAGTCAAAGAAGCTGATTTAAATTTAAATGATCATTGTTTTTTTGACATGCTTTCTGATCATTTTCTTATAGAATACGGCCATATCAAAAATAAAATATGCAAGCATGTTTTTAAGAATTGTGAAAAGCCCGCGAACTATGATTTTATAGTTGATTTGGTGAAAGTGCTGACAGAAATAAAAAATAGGAAGTTGAACATTGACCTCTCAGATCTCAAAAGCCGGCGACATCAATTCAAAGTTCGACAATTTATTAAGAGAATTAAGAAGACGTCTCCTTATATAATTTATGATGCGTATGGAACAAAAACTGGCAGACTCACAGGAAAATCTTTTCCTATCCTTACAATGGACAAAAGCTATAGAAAAATACTCAAACCAAATAATGAGTGGTTTTTAGAGTTTGACTTCAATGCAGCCGAACTGCGTGTAATGTTGGGGCTTTTAGGAAAAGAACAACCAGAAGAAGATTTGCACGAATGGAACTTGGATAATATTTACAGGGGGATAGGAGATAGAGAAAGCGCCAAAAAGAGAATATTCGCATGGCTCTATAACCCTCAATCCAAGGATCATCTCTCTAATCGTTTTTATGATCGTGACGCCCTCTTAAAGAAGTACTGGGACGGTACTCACATAAAAACATGTTTTGATAGAACAATTGAAGCACCTGAACGAACGGCAGTAAACTATTTGGTGCAGTCAACAGCGGCCGATCTTTTTCTGAGACAAATGATTAAAGTATGGGAAATGCTTAAAAATAAAAAATCTTATATTGCTTTTTGTTTACATGATTCATTAGTAATTGATTTGGCACAAGAGGATGAATTTGTGATCAATGATTTAAAAGAAGAATTTGCCAACACCCAATTCGGTGCTTTCAAAGTTAATTCTTTTGGTGGTAAGAATTTTGGCGAGATGAAAAGGATGAATCTTAACTAATGCAAACTATCATCGGATTGGGGAAAGCTGGATGTAATATCGCGGACACGTTCTCACAATACCCACAATATAAAATCTATAAAATAGATGTTGGACTAGAAAAAGCGCCGCGATGTTTTAACTTCCCTAAACAAAATCATCCTGAGAAATATGAAGAAAATTGTCCAAACTTAAAAAATTTCTTTAAAGACGTGGAAGGCGATATACTTTTTATCACCAGCTGTGGATTTATTTCTGCATCGTCTTTGAGGATATTAGAACAATTAAAATATAAATGTGAAATAAATATTTTATACATACGCCCAGATCGTTCACTTCTTTCCGAATTGAAAACTTTAAACGATAATGTACTGTTTCATGTTTTTCAGCAATATGCTCGGTCTGCAGCATTCAAAAGAATATATTTAGTGGATAATGTAAAAATGTCCAATATTATTGGAGATACACCATTGCGAGAACATTATGGCAGGATCAATCAACTCGTCGTCTCCACCATCCACATGATAAATGTTTTTGACAATTCAGAGGCCGAAGTTGATACATTCGCCCAACCCATTGAAACTGCACGGATAGCCACTTTTAGTCTACTAGATTATGAAAAAAATGAAGAAAAGTTGTTTTTTGATCTTGACATTCCTCGTGATAAGAGGTATTATTATGGAGTGCCTGAAGAGATGCTTCAAACGGACGGAACTTTGTTGAAAAAGATAACAGAACAACTTAAAAATTTGAAGCAATATGATAAAATGAAGGTGAGTTATGGAATATATTCTACAAGCTACGATGACATATATGTTTATGGTTTGTTGAACAGTTCTGTAGTACAAAATGATAATTTTAGGCTTGACACAGAGCTTAATCTATGATATTATAATAATCAGCGGCGTGAGAGAGTTATCACGTTGACTATACCAATAAGGAGAAATTAAATTATGGCTATTGATCTAAAGAAAATGCGCGAGCGCAAATTCGCTCTTGATAATCGAGGCGGCAGCAATAACCGCTTTTGGCGACCTCAAGATGGCGAACAAACCATTCGGATTGTTCCCACTGCTGACGGTGATCCTTTTAAGGATTATTGGTTTCATTACAACGTAGGAAACAATCCTGGTTTCCTGAGTCCAAAGAGAAACTTTGGTGAGGATTGCCCTCTGGACTCCTTTGTGCGCCAGCTTTGGCAAGAAGGGACAGAGGAGAGCAA